TGCAGCGCTGGAAACAGCGAGCCCGAGCGCTCCGGACACGAGCGTCAATCGAATTTGGTAGCGCATGGTGCGTACCGCACGCCGGCGGCCGGCGAATTACGGTTTTTCGGCGAGGGCAACCAGCTGGTTGCGATTGACGATAGACGGTGCGGGCCTTGAGGGTTCCGTCGGCTGCGCGCAGCTCGACGGTCACCTCCCCGCACAGCGGGAATCCGTCGTCGGCGCCGCGGCCACGGCCCAGACCGGCAACGGCGGCGTCGTCCAATGTGGAATGTTCGGTGAGCACAACGCCTCCGATGCAGGGAATGTCTTGTGGTGGCCCGGGTTGGCCCGGCCCGGGCGGGGTCCCTTCCGGCAGCCCCGGTGTTGGGGCAGGGAGTGTGCCGGAAGAGACCCCGCCACGGGCCGGGCCGTTTCCCTGGGGTCGGTCGGCTACCGCCGACCTGCGCGGCGAGCGCGGCCGGTGTCGGCACCGGTGTCGGCACCACCGCCCGCGTCGCTGTCGGAGCCTGCGGGCTTCGCCGCACCGGCGGCAGCACCGCCGGCAGCGCCGTCACCGTCGGCTGCGGAGGTGTCGGCGTGCGGCAGGTCGGGAACCTGGCCGCCTTCCCACACCTTCGGGTTGGTGATCAGCCGTGCGACGTCGTCGGGAACCGGGGTGTCCGGCCCGTACCACGTGCCGCCGACGCTGACCCGGGCGGCGAGGCGGGCACCCGACGACGTACCGCCGTCGGGTCCCCGCTTGGCCACCTGGCCGGTTTCGTCGTCGACCGCGAACGCCTTCGGGTTGATCTGCGCGGCGATGTCGTCGGGCACGGACTCGCCGGCCTTGTACCAGACACCCTTGTAGTTGACGCTGCGCGCGAGCTTCTTCTCCGTGGACTTCTCGGCCATGACCTAGCCCCCGCTCAGGCGAGGACGTCGGCGACGAGCAGCCGACGCGGGTCGGAGATGACCGGCATGGCGGTGGCGCCGACCCGGGTCCAGGTACGGACCGGGTCGCCTTCGCGCATGACGACGCCGGTGATGCCCGGCAGCTCGTTGAACGCGAGGGACGGGTTGGAACCCTGGGCGAGTTCCAGCGCCTCCGCGGTGATGCCCCACGCGGTCCAGCCCAGCGACGCCGGGTCGGACGGCAGGAAGACCACCTTGTCCTCGGGGATGAGACGGTCCGACGTCCCATCGACGTCGATCTTCGTGTTGTATTCGACGATCGGCGGGTAGCCGTACGCGGCGAGCACCTGGTTGAGCTGCTGCTGCGTGATGAGTTCCGGCGTGCCGCTCAACGTCTGCCCGCGGTAGAACAGCGCGCGGATCTGCGCCGACAGCAGCATGTTGTTGACCACGGTGTTGCTGGTCAGCATGAAGCCGGGACGCTCACCGGTCTCGTCCACGTAGAGATCCACCCAGGCCTTGAGGTCCTGGAGGATGTCGGCGTTCGTCGAGTCCGACCACACGGTGCTGGCGGCCACGAGGTGGCTCGGGTCCAGGCCGAAATCCGCCTCGATGGTCAACCCGTGCTCGTTGGTCAAGGTGAACTTGCCGTCGAGCAACACGTCGGCCCGCGCGATCTCAACCCGGTTGTAGATCTCACGCACACCCAGCTCGGCATCGTCGTAGATGGCCTGGATGTAGCCGAACCGGTTGTCGCCGCCGGACGAAATCCGTTGCAGCATAAGGCGTTCCTCTTCGCCCACGACCCGCTTGATGCCGAGGGGAGGGATCTTGACCTTGGACCTACGGAACGAATCACGCATTCCGACAGGTGTTTCCGCGTCCCATGCCCGGTACTTCGCAGCCCGGTTGGTTCGCGTCACCTGGTCCATCGCCGCTTCGATGTCGTTGATCTGCCGGTTGGGCAGGAAGCGGTCGAGGATGAGGTTCGCCGGCTGGGGAACCTCGCGGACGAAGCCGGTCAGGACGGCCGGCTCGATGATGTCATCGATAATCATCTATCAGCCCTCCTTACCGGAACAGGAACCGCGACGCCAGGTCCGCGCGAGCGGCAGCGTCGAGGGTCGTGGTGGACGGGAGACGCGACACCTTGATCGCGCCGCGCCAGTGCAGCGCGGCACCGATGTCGGGGCCGCCGGTGCGCATCTGGACCGACGAGAACAGGAACCCGGCCGCCAGGCCGGTTCCGCCGCCGCCCGCGGTCGTGGTGGTGACGGTGACAGCCGGCGACGTACCACCGGTCAGCGACGCAGCCGAGGCGGTCATCTGCGGCTGGTCTTCACCGGCGTACTGGCCGCCCCACGTCACGACGTACGGGGTGCCGGGGCCGGGGCCGCCGGACACGCTGACGTCACCGACGTTGACGTTCGACAGCGCCTCCAGGGCGGTTCGAACCGTTGCGGCGGTTGCGTTGTAGGCGATGGCGCCGGTCGTCTGGCCGGCGAACGTCAAGGTGAAAGTTCCACCCGTGGGCGTGCCGGTGATGGTGACGGTCTGGGCCTCGGAGGCGTTGCCTCCGTACGGCCCGTACATGTTGTTTCCGAGGTCGACGAGGATCGTTCCCGACGGCACGTAGCCGTTCGGGAAGTGCGTGCCCGCAGTGAATGCACTGGTGTCGAGCGTGATGCTCTGTGTGACTTCAGTGCCGTCACGCGAGGCCAGCCACGAGCGATCCTCCACCGTCCACGTTTCCGTGGTCAGGGAGATATCCATCGCTGGACAGGTCCTTTCAAAAAGGATGCGTGTGGATGCGCGTCACCGCCCGGCCCGCAAAGGCGGGTCAGGGTGCGGCGTGCGCGTTGGTGGTGGCCGGCTTCTGGCCGAACCGAGCCCGTGCGATCTCGCGGCCGGCCTCCAGGCCGGACGGGCGTGACCGCGCCGGTGCGCCCTGCCCGAAATCCGGCAGCCGTGGCGGTGCCGGAGCAAGGGCGGGATTCACCGCGGGTGCGGCCGGCTGCTGGCCGGCCTCCGGCACCGAGGTCGCAGCAGACGCTGCGGGTTGGGCCGGGATCAACATCTCGACGAACGTGCGCACCTTGTCGGCGTCGACGCTGCCGTTCTGGCCGAGGAACTGCCGGCGGTCGAGCCCGTCGAGGATCGTGTTCACACGGTCGTCGTCGAGCCGGCCGGCAACAGTGGAACGGAACCACTGTTCGACCAGTTGCCCACCAACCTGGGCCATCGCCTCCTGCGCGCCGGCCTGGCGCGCGGCGGCGACCGCCTTTTCCTGCTCCGTCTGCGACGCGGTCAGAAGCTCCTGGTACTTGTCGTACGCCGACTTCAGCTCGTCGTAGTTGGCCATCGCCTTGACCCGGTCCTCATGCTTGCGGGCCTGGTGCTTCCAGTACGCCGCCTGCTGCACCGACGTCATGTCGGCGACCGGGGTGTTGGCCGGGTATCCGTCCGGGTCGGCCCCCGTGGCGGGGGTCTGACCGGGCACCTGTCCGGGCACCGGCCCCGGCCCACCTGTCGGCGGCGTCGGGAACGGTGTCGGAGGGACAACCGGCGCAGGTGCCGGCGCAGGGGCCGGCTGGGGTGCCGGCGCAGGGGCCGGCGCAGGCTGTGGCAAAGGCGCGGGTGCAGGTGGCGTCGGAACCGGTGGCTGGGTTGGAGCCGGGGCCGGGCCAGGGTTGGCGGGCTGGGTCACTTGATCCCCCATGTCGGGTGTGGATGTTCGGTCGCCCATGACGGGCGGAATCCGGACGCGCGACGGCGGCCGGAAGATCTGGGTGCGGGTCCCGGGTCAGAACCCGGGGTCGTCCGGCTCGTGGACGACCGGGTCGGCGACCGCCGGACCCGGCCGGATCACGCCGGCTTCGATGAGGTGCGCCGCGACGGCGACCATGAGGCTGCGGTTGTTGGCCGGCACCTCGTGCCAGTCACGGGCCGACTCCTGCCGCGTCTGGTAGCCGTGCTCGGGCGCCAGCCGCTCGTAGGCGGCGTGGAACAGTGCCGCGATCTGTTCGGCCCGGTCGATCTGCTGCAATCCGTGTCTCCCCCGGGACATGGCTGTGGACATGACGAAGCCCCGACCGGTGATCTCTCACTGGTCGGGGCTTCGGGTGATGTGACTGGTCGTCGCGTTCCGGTGCGTCGCGTTCCGGTGCGCCGCGTTGCAGGGCGTCGCGTTCCGTCGCATGTCGTCGCGCCGCGTTGCGGGCCGTCGCACGGCGTCGCGGAATGTGCCCAGGTGTTACGTGACGTTCCGCCACGTACCGCGCCGTTCCACGGCGTTCCAATCTGTGCCCGGGCGTACCGCGGCGTACCTGCCTGTACCGGGTTGTACCGGGGGCGCTACAGTCATCGTCGACACCGGATCAGCGGGGCTGATGTCGGATTAGTCCCCGCTCTCGGGTTCCGCGGGTCCGGTGTCGTTTGAAGAGGTCAGGCGACCCGCGCGTCGGTGGGCCTGCTCGCGGGTGTCGGCTGCGTCGTCGGGCGGGAGCGCCCCAGCTCGCGACGCAGCCGTTCCACCCGTTCGGACTGCCAGGCGACCGCCCGGTCGACGTCTTCACCGGCGGCCTGCCGGCGCAGCAGCCGACCCAGCCGCTCCTCGAACGCCTCCAGCTTGGCCAGCTCCCGGACCTGCCGGTCCGGGTGCCGGGTGCGGGCGACGTCGACGGGGCCACGGAAGTTCTGGTCACCGTCGACGAGGACCGGGCCGACCTCACCGTGTTCGGTGAGCACGACGCGGATCTTCTTCAACGCCCCACCTTGGCGTTTGCCGCCGCCGGTGGATCCGGCCGCCTCGTACAGCGCCCGAAGGTCGTCGTAGTTGAGCTGGATGCCCGGGTCGAGTCTGCCGATGACGGGCAGCACGTCGCAGACGCACCGGTCGTGAATCGGGAGAAGATCTTCCTTCTTGTACAGCCGGTCCGCGGCGACGACGCACAGGCCGCACGGCCCCTGCTCGGACAGCTCCGGCCGCAGGATCCTGCGGTACCCGGTGATGCCCGGCACCTGGCCGAGGCTTTTGCGTAGCTGCTCGCGGACGGCAAGCTGGATGTCGGTGGCCGCGACCGCGGCGATACGCACCAGCGCCTTGCGTTTGGCTTCGTCTTCGGTGACGTCGTCGGCGATCACATTGAACCGGTACTGGTCGGTGACCCGGCCGTACGGGTCGGACGCCTCCAGCCAGTCGTCGTCTTCGTCGAGCACCCAATCCACGTCGGCGTCGACGTCGGCCGCCGGGCCGGTTTCGGTGGTGCCCAACTCCAGCCGGGGCGGGGTGCGCCGGCCGGCGACGAGTTCCCGCGCGGTGCGTTCGGACATGTCGCGGCGCAGCCGTGTCACGTCGACGACGCCGGCCGGGCGCACCGTGCGTCCGGTCAGAACCGTTGCCGCCCGGGCGATGTAGGCGTCGGTGAGCCGTGCCACGGTCCGCTGCGACGGCTGCACGACCCTGAGCGCGTCAGCGATCGCGCGTTTGATCGCCGGTGTCGACCACCAGTCCGTCAACGCTTCGAACGCGGCGACGGCGGCAGCGACCGCGGTGTCGCGGAGCTGCCCCCGAAGCCGTGCCTGCGCGTCGACGAGCGCGATGATGGCGGCGATCTGCGCCGCGGACAGCCCGCTGTCGACCGGTGGTGGAACGTACGTCTCGACTGCCGGTGCGGTCATGCCGCGGCCCGGGTCGTGTCAGCGCCGGACGCCCTGCCGGTTGCGCCGCCGGTGTCGGTGCGGCCCGGCGGCCCGTTCTGCTGCTGGCCGTTGGGTGCTCCCTGCTGCGGGACCTGCGCACCCGGCACACCGGGACGGGCCGCACTGAACGTGCCCATCGACAGGGCGAGCTGCGCGGCCAGGACTTCGTCGTCGGCGATCTCGGTCATGACCCGGTCCGCCTCCGACGGCGAAAACCCGAGAATCTTGATCAGCAGGGTGCGGCGCGGTAGCAGCCCGTTGAGCTTCTGTGCCGCGTCGGCACGTTCGGCCAGCGACAGCCGGTTCGCCGGTGCCCAGATCGTCGACAGCTTCGCCGGGTCGGCCCGGTCGGTCATGCCGGCGGCCCGCAGCATCCGCGCAACCACCTGCACCCACGGCGGGGTGGCCCGCGCGATGCGGTCCTCGACCTTGAACACCAAACCTTCGCGCTGCATCGACGCGCCCTCGGCGGACTGGTTGGCGCCGGCCGGCATCAGCATGTGCATCGGGGTACGGGAAACGGCCCCGAGCGCTTGGACGTCATCCTTGACAGCGCTGAGGATCGGCGTCAGGTCGACCTGGCCGGACTCCCACATTTCCGCACCCTCGGGCAGTTGCCACAGGGCGGCCGGGTCGGCGGTGAACACCTTCGAGTAGTCGATTTCCTCGCCGGTTTCCTCATCCGTCATCGGCAAGTTTTTGACACCGCGTTGCCGGAAAGCTTGCATGGTTGCGATAACCATGCGTTGCAGAATCTGATGGTTGATCCGGTCGAGCAGATCGAGGTGCGGCTCATATTCGCCGCGCTCGTCCTTGTTGGTGAACCGCACCACCGGAATCAGCGGGTGGTCGAGTTCACCGGAGCGTTTCTCGTCCCACTCCCAGCCGTTCGGGTTGAACCCGGGCACGACCTGACGCGGCGACTTCAACTGCTCCATGTCGGTGGACCGCAGCACGCCGGTGTCCTTGACCGCGACCCACACCGCGGCGTTGCCCGACTGGGTCGCCGACCCCGGCAGGTACAGGTAGGCGCGGTCCTGGGTTTCAGCATCGTCGTGCAAGACCTTGAGTGCGGCCAGCAGCCGACGCGGATTCGCCGGGTCCGGCTCACCGATCATGAAGCGGGGGTCTTCACAGGTGACCAGCGGCGCACCCGTTTCGTCGTCGAGGGCGCCGACAATCACGTAGGCCTCGCCGACAGTCAACATCCAGTCGTGGACGTCGGCGGCGGTCACATCCATCCCGGCCCGCGCCCACAGCGCACCGACTTCGGCGTCGCCGGTTTCGTCGTCGTCGCGCGCCGTGCGGAACCCGACCGGCATCATCCGCTCACTGGTGGCGGACACGACCAGCTCGGAGAAGTTCGACCGGGCCTTCGCCTGAAACGTGGCGAACGCTTCGCGGGCGGATTCGGCGCCGGTCGGCAGCGGCGCGTTGCCGGTGCGGTAGTCGTACAGCTTCTGCAACCGGGCACGCCGGTCGCGGGCGTGGAGCTGCTGGAACAGCCGCTTCATCCACCATCCGGGGGAGCGCCGCGTCTCGACGTCGATCGGCACGTGCGCACCCCCTTCAGCCCGCTGTCACACCGCTGGTCAGGACGGCACCCCACTGGTCGGCCATGGCCGCCGCGATCCCGGGATAGGTCCGCGAGCGGTCCTTCCACCTGTCCGGGTGCTTGACCATGCGGTGCACCCGCGGCTCGCGCCCCGGAACCCGGTCGGTCGGTTGCAGCCTCGGCAGGTTGACCAGCCACAGGCAGGTCGCTTTCCGTTCCCCGTGGCCGTAGTGGTACGGCTCGATGACCTGGTCGGGCCGGCGGATGTGGCGGCTCAAGACTCCGGCCGGGTTTTCCAGCGCGATCCGCGGCACCGGCGCGGCCAGCAGCTCCCGCACGAAGGCGATCGCCTCGGCCTGCTCGGTCTGCCGTTGGGCGAACCAGCGGGCACCGGAGTACGCCAGGTATGTGCACGGCGGATGCGCAATCATCAGGTCCCAGCCGGCGCCGTCGATGCCGCCGAGGATGTCGCGGACGTCGCCCTTGTAGTGCTGCCCGGGTGTCTCGGAGTCGAGCCGGTCACACGACCACGCATCGTGTCCGCGTTCGGTGAACGCGTCGCGGACCCGGCCGGAAAACTCGCACGCCACCAGAACGCGGGCCACACCAACCTCCGGACACGAGGCAGCGGTGCAACGTTCGTCAGATCACATGGACAGCAACCACGACAGCAATCACATGGAGTCGGCCCGGGACAAGTTCCACGACGGCCGCCGCGCGATGCGAAACGCGTTCGTCGAGGTCTACCTGCTGGCGCAGCAGGCCGGGCTGGACGTCACGGAGGAAGGGCACCGGTTTTTCGACGGAAACGAAGCGGTACAGGATGCGTTCCGCGTGGTGGTCACGTTGGCGGAGCTTCGCCCTGCCGGGTCTCCTGCCGGTCGTCCTGCCGGTCGCAGCGCAGACAGCCGTACACCTCGCCGATCGGGCCGGTAGGCGGCGGCTGCGAGCCGACGAACGCGTACACGCTGACACGGAACGCCGACGATGTCTGACAGTTGTCGCACCATTCCTGCCGCGGATCGCCGGGAACGATGCGCACGACAACGGTTCGGATCTGCGCCATACGTCACCTCCCCGAAGTCGGAGGGGCTTGACGGTGGGTGGCTGACGGTGGCGGCCGGCGCGCTACACGAAGGGAGGAAGGTGCGCTGCGCGACCGCCACCGTCAGGTCAGGTCCCGACCTTCGACCCGTCGGCCCATACGAACTCGCCGTCGGAGCCGACCGGCCGGTGTTTGCGGCAGGCGCCGCAGAACGTGGCGCCGTAGAACTTCGGGTTGGCGGCGTACGTCTCGGCGATCGGCCGTGCCATCGTGGTTTCGGTGCCGCAGACGGTGTGCAGGTAGGTGGTGCGGACCGGCCGGACGAAGCCGCGGCTGCGTTCCTCGTCGGACAGAACCAGGTACGCGGCGGCCTGGTCGACGGCCGGCCCGTCGGCGGGGTCGGCGCCGTGGCTCAGGCGCGGGTCGGCCGGGTCGGATGTCAATGCCATCGTGGCCCCCCTTTCACAGGATCCGTCGGGCTGCCCAGAACGCGTAGACGCTGGACAGTTTCACGCCGCCGCGTGGTGTCGAGGCGTGGACCATGAGGCCGCCGCCGACGTAGATTCCGACGTGCCCGCGGCTGGGGAAGACGAGGTCGCCGGGTTGCAGCTCGGCGCGGCCGACGGGCCGGCCGCGGCCGATGAGGTCGCCGGTGTAGTGCGGCAGCCCGACACCGATCTGGCTGTAGGCGGCCACCGCCAGGCCCGAGCAGTCGAAGGCGTTGGGGCCGGCGGCGTTGCGGGCGTAGCGTTTGCCGACCTGTGCGCGTACGTACGCGACGACGGTGGTGGCGCGGCTGCCGTCAACCGGTCCCGCTACCGGGACGGCAGCCGCGGGCTTGGTGCGCCGCTTCGTCGCGGCCGTCTGGGTGGAGGCTTTCTTCGTGGCGGCCTTCTTTGTGGCAGCGCTCGGTTTCGCCGGCTTGGCGGCAGGCGGTGAGGTTTCCGGCTGGGCTTGCGGGCGGGTGTCGGCGCGGGTGCGCTCGCGCGTACGCGCGGCGCGGGCGGCCCGGTCGGAGACGCGCCGGTCGACGACCGGGTCGCCGACGGCGATCGCCGGGTTCTGCGGCGGTGCGGCATCGACAGCGGCATCGACGGTGGCATGGACAGCCGGCGGTGCCGGTTCGGCGGTGCCGGACATGCTGCCGGATGCGGTGGCGGAGGCGAGGACGGTGACGGCGATGGTGGTGCCGGCGGCAAGCCGGCGCATCGAGGTGAACGTGACAGGCTCCTGGGCTCGGCCCAGGGGCTCTCACGCGTCTTCCCGGTTGGCGCCGGCCCGGGGGCCGGGGTGCCGTTTCACCGCCGCTGGCGGTCCGGGAACCCCGGGCAAACAAGGTCGGACCAGCACATTCTGTGCATGTCCGGACACGTGGAGTCAGGAAATGTCGGAACCCGTCAAGCACACTGGTTCACTGGCGTCAACTTCTGTCACACCGGCCCCGGCCCGCTCACCAGCCATTGCGTTCGGCGACCCGGGCGAAGTACCACGCGAGCGCGACGTAGCCGCCGCCGACACCGACGACGGCACCGGCCACGAACGCCACGGCGAGACCCAGCACGGCGACCGCCTCCCCCGAAGACCGGACCCCGGAAAACCAGCATGGGCG